TGTCTTAATGGCTTGTGTATTTTACAGTATGCCAATATTATGTGAAAACAATAAACCTAGATTATTATATCATTTTAAAAGAAGAGGCTACAGAGGTTATTCAATGAATAGACCAGATAAGGCTTGGAATAAATTATCAGTAACAGAGAGAGAAATAGGTGGTATACCTAACTCAAGCGAAGATATAAAGCAAGCTCATGCCGCTGCGATAGAAACATATATAAATACAAGCGTTGGTAAAACAAGCGTAGGTTATGGTGATATGTATTTCCAAAGAACACTAGAAGACTGGGCAAGATTTAATATAAATAATAGAACAAAGCATGATGCATCTATAAGTTCTGGATTAGCTTTAATGGCTTGTAACAAAAACAGATACATACCTTCAGCTGTAAAAGAATATAAAAGTATAAACTTAGGTATAAAAAAATACGACAACAAAGGAGCATCATCAAAAATTATACAATAAATGAGAATACAGACTAACACTAATAGTTCATTTCCTAGCCAAGTGGTTAGCGACGAAGAAAAATCAAGTATTGATTATGGAATTCAGGTCGGTAGAGCTATTGAACAAGAATGGTTTCAAGGAGGTAGAAGCGGTAATAGGTACGCTAGATCCTATAGCACTTTTCATGAATTAAGACAATACGCTAGAGGAGAACAAAGTATTCAAAAATATAAAGACGAGTTATCTATAAATGGTGATTTGTCTTATCTTAATTTAGACTGGAAACCAGTTGCAGTTATATCTAAATTTGTAGACATAGTTGTTAATGGAATGTCTAACAAGTCGTATGATATAAAGGCTGTAGCAGAAGATCCATATTCTAAACAAGAAAAAACTGCTTATGCAGAATCTATACTAAGAGATATAAGTGAAAAAGAAACAATACAAGAATTTAAAAAAGAATTAGGTTTAAACTTATTTAATTCTAGTAATCCAGCTACTTTGCCAGCAAGTCAAGAAGAACTAGATTTGTATATGCAAATGAATTACAAGCAGACTGTTGAAATAGCTGAAGAAGAAATAATCAATAACGTATTAAGTAATAATAAATTTAAACAAATAAAGAAAAGATTAGCCTACGATTTAACCGTTTTAGGTATAGCTGCTTCTAAAACTAGATACGATAGAACTGAAGGTATAAAGATTGATTATGTAGACCCAGCGCATATGGTTTACTCTTACACGGAAGATCCAAATTTTGAAGATATATATTACGTAGGTGAGTTAAAGTCAGTAACTATCCCGGAGCTTAAAAAACAATTTCCTGACATACCTGAAGAAGAATTACTGAGAATACAGCAAATGCCTGGTAACTCTCAATATATTCAAGGTTGGGGTAATTATGATGAAAACACTGTTCAAGTAATGTATTTTGAATACAAGACTTATATGAATCAGGTTTTTAAAATAAAAAGAACAGAGCAGGGTTTAGAAAAAGCATTAGAAAAAACTGATGATTTTAATCCGCCACCTAACGACAATTTTGAAAGAGTTTACAGAACTGTAGAGGTTTTATATACAGGAGCTAAAGTTATTGGTAACAATACAATGTTGGAATGGAAGCTTGCAGAAAACATGACTCGTCCTTTAGCTGACACTACTAAAGTAGAAATGAATTACTCCATATCAGCTCCTAGAATGTACAGGGGTAGAATAGAATCTCTTGTAAGTAGAATAACTGGGTTTGCTGATATGATTCAACTAACGCATCTTAAACTGCAACAAGTTATGTCTAGAATAGTTCCTGACGGTGTATTCTTAGATATGGACGGTTTGGCAGAAGTAGATCTTGGTAACGGAACAAATTATAATCCTGCAGAGGCTTTAAATATGTATTTCCAAACAGGTTCCATAGTTGGTAGATCACTTACACAAGAAGGCGGAATGAATGCTGGTAAAGTACCTATTCAAGAACTAAGTTCGTCATCGGGTCAAGCAAAGATACAAAGTCTTATTGGTACTTATCAATATTACTTGCAAATGATTAGAGATGTAACTGGACTTAATGAAGCTAGGGACGGTAGCGCGCAAAATAAAGATGCTTTAGTAGGTTTACAAAAAATGGCGGCAAACGCATCAAACGTAGCTACAAACCATTTACTAGAATCTCTACTATATATAAGTTTAAGAATGTGTGAAAACATTGCTTTAAAAGCAGCTGATTTAATACAAAATCCTTTGACTAAGCAATCGTTAGGTAATTCTTTAGGAACGTTTAATGTAGGTACATTAGAAGAATTAGCTACTTTACAATTACATGATTTTGGTATACATCTAGAACTAGAGCCAGAAGAGGAAGATAAAGCTTCTTTAGAGCAAAATGTTCAAATAGCACTACAATCAGGAGCTATAGCCTTGTCTGACGCTATAGATGTTAGAAATATTAAAAACATTAAATTAGCTAATCAATATATAAAACTTAGACAAACACAAAAAATTCAAAGAGAGCAGCAAGCTCAACAAGCTAATATACAAGCTCAAGCACAGGCGAATGCACAACAAGCAGAGCAAGCGGCTATGAATGAAGTTCAAAAGCAGCAAGCTATAACTGCTGAAAAAGTTAGCATTGAACAAGCTAAGTCTCAATTTGAAATACAAAGAATGCAAGCTGAAGCTCAAATAAAAAGAGAGTTAATGGCTGAAGAGTTTAACTACCAAATGCAATTAGCTAAAGTTAAAATTAGCTCTGAACAACAAAAAGAGCAAGAAATAGAAGATCGTAAAGATAAAAGAGTAAAAATACAAGGAACACAGCAATCAGAATTAATAGATCAAAGACAAAATGATTTACTACCAAAAGACTTTGAGTCAACTGGTAATGATACCTTAGGTGGATTTGGTTTAGAAGATTTTGGTCCAAGTTAGAATTTTAATTATTTAATTATATTATATTATGTCAGAAGTAAAAACAAATGAACCTGTTAAACAGGAAGGTGATTTTAGCTTAAAAGGTAAATCAAAAAAACCTAAGCAATTATCAAGCGATTCTCCAGCTATAACAAAGGTGAGTATTAAAGAGCCTATGTTAGAAAGAAAAGAAGATATTACTAAAGTAGTAATAAAAAATGAAGAACTAAAACCTCAAGAAGATGCCGTTCAAGAGCAAGAAGCAGAGAGCCCTGTGTTACTCAATGAGCAACCCGAAGTGGGATTGCAAGAAGTGGGACAAGGAGACGAAAACACCGCTGCAGATGCTACTACCGAGTTTACACCGTTACAGGAAGTAACTGAAGAAGATGTAAAACAAGTAACTAAAGAAGCTCAAGAAGCGGTAAGAGACGAACAAGTTTTAGGTAGAAAACTGCCTGAAAACGTTGAAAAACTAGTTTCTTTTATGGAGGATACAGGTGGAACTGTTGAAGATTATGTTAGATTAAATGCTGACTATTCAACTGTTGACGAGCGTACTTTAATAAAAGAATATTATAAAAAAACAAAACCTTACCTAGAGTCTGAAGACTTAGATTTGATCTTAGAAGATTATGACTACGATGAAGACATAGATGAGGATAGAGATATACGCAAAAAGAAGATTGCGTTTAAAGAAGAAGTTGCAAAAGCTAAAGGTTTTTTAGAAAGCACTAAGAGTAAATATTACGACGAGATCAAGTTGAGACCGGGCGTTACTCAAGAGCAGAAAAAAGCTACAGAATTTTTCAACAGATTCAACAAGGACCAAGAGAACGCTGAAAGGCAACACTCAGAGTTTAAGACTAATACTAATAAATACTTTTCTGATGAATTCAAAGGTTTTGATTTCGATGTCAGTGGTAAGAAATTTAGGTATGGAGTTCAAGATTCTAGTAAAGTTGCAAGTGAGCAATCTGATATGAAAAACTTTGTAGGTAAGTTCCTAGATAAACAAGGTAATGTATCAGACACTAAAGGCTATCACAAGGCTTTGTATATGGCTTCTAATGCAGATGCAATTGTAAATCATTTCTACGAACAAGGTAAAGCTGACGCCGTCCGTGACGTTGTTAGTAAATCAAAAAACTTAAAAGATAGTCCTAGGACTACTCAAAATAGTAATGGCTTTGTAGGCGGATTTAAAGTTAAATCAATTAGCGGCTTTGATTCTTCAAAATTAAGTATTAAAACAAAAAAATTTAACTAAAAACAAAAATTATGAGTTTAACTCCACAATTTGGCTCGATTCAGCCATCTCAACAACAACAATTACTACAGTCAAACTACCTACAATTTAATGGTGGTGGAGCTGGTGCAAATAACTTTGCGCAACAATATTTACCTGAAATCTACGAACAAGAAGTAGAGCGTTATGGAAACAGAACATTATCTGGATTCTTACGTATGGTTGGGGCTGAAATGCCAATGACATCTGATCAAGTAATTTGGTCTGAACAAAACAGATTACACATTTCGTATAATGGATTTTCAATTGCTGCTGACGCTGCTGGTACTGGACCAAACGTTATAACGCTTGCCGCTGCAGATACAAATGTTGTTTCTTTAAATGATACAATAGTTCTTTTAAATCCTGCAAATGGTGCAGAGGCTAAAGGTTTTGTAACAGCTTCTAACACAGCTGCAGGAACAATAAGTGTACAATGTTATAATAACTTAGGACTTGTTGCTCAAGGATTTATGGCTGGCGCTATTGCACTTGGAACAGGTGTAAAGTTATTTGTTTACGGTTCTGATTATGCTAAAGGTTCTAACATAGCTACAAATGCCGCTGCTGCTGGAGCGCAAGCTGCTAACACAAGAGTGTCTGTTCAACCTTCTTTCACTCAATATTCTAACTCTCCTATCATCTTAAGATCTCAGTATACTATTTCTGGTTCTGATATGTCACAAATTGGATGGGTAGAAGTTGCTACTGAAGACGGAACGTCTGGATTCTTATGGTATTTAAAAGCTGAATCTGAAACAAGATTACGTTTTGAAGATTACTTAGAAATGAGTATGGTAGAAAGTGAGTACAATCAAACTCAAGCTGCTGGTGTAAACTTAAACCCTGGAACACAAGGTATGTTTGCTGCTATTCAAACTCGTGGTAATGTAGAAGTAGGATTTACTGCTGCTGCTGGATTAGATGAATTTGATGCTATCTTAAAGAATTTAGATACTCAAGGAGCAATTGAAGAGAACATGTTATTCTTACAAAGACAAACGTCTTTAGATTTTGATGATATGCTAGCTTCTATTTCTGGTGGATTCGCTGGAGGTACTGCTTTTGGTTTATTCGAAAACTCTGAGGAAATGGCTTTAAATTTAGGTTTCTCTGGATTCAGAAGAGGTTCTTACGACTTCTACAAAACTGACTGGAAATACTTAAATGATGCTTCTACTCGTGGTGGTTTAAATGGTATATCTTCTATTGAAGGAGTATTAGTACCTGCTGGAACATCTACAGTATATGATCAAATTTTAGGAACTAACATCAGAAGACCTTTCTTACATGTAAGATATAGAGCTTCTCAATCAGATGATAGAAGAATGAAATCTTGGTTAACTGGTTCTGCTGGTGGAGCTCAAACTTCAACTTTAGATGCTATGGAAGTAAACTTCTTGTCAGAGAGATGTTT